TGTAAAAAGGGAGATCATGTAATGTTCGGTAAGTATGCAGGACACCGTTTCAAGTACGGAAAGTCTGAACTTAGAATCATGAACGATGACGAGATTCTGGCAATAGTGCCAGATATAACAAATATTAGCTAAAACTACACTTTGTAGTCTAGGCTATACTTTGTTCCTTTCGTAGCATTCGCTACGCAAATTTAACTATATAACTTTGGAGAAAGACCAATGCAAATTGTACACGATTCATCGGGTAAAAAAAAACCGATGCAAGTCGTGGATGATGGAAAAGAAACGAAGCTGAAGACATTCAAGGGTGCGACTGTTCCGGAACAGGATACACAGGAGAATGCTGAAGTGGAAGAAGTCATAGACGACACACAAGCCGTCCATGAAGAACAGAAAACTGAATCCACGCCAACACAACCAGAAGCTGAATCAGAAGAGCAAGAGGAAGCAGAAGAGAGTGTTGAAAAACCACAGAAGAGGAATGCCTCTTATCAAAACAGAATCAATGAACTTGTTAAAAGGGCAAACGAAGCCGAAAGGCAACGTAATGACTACTATAACAGGAATCAACAGCTAGAATCTGATCTTAAAAAGAAGAATGTTGTAACGGAGGATTATGCGAAGTTACAATCTCAATTTTATGATTCACGGAAAGCAAATGCCGAAAGAGCACTGGAAAGTGCTCGTGTATCACATAAAAGTGCACACGAAGAAGGCGATTCTGATAAAATGCTTAAAGCTGCAGAAGATATTGCAGAAGTTAAGTACGAGTTGAAACAACTGGAAAATCAAAAACCATTTGTTCCACCAACTCCAAAACAACCATCAAATGCTGGGCAAACACAAGTTACTGCTCCACAGCAACCACAATCACAACCTGATCCTCGTGCACTTCGATGGGCACAGGACAACAGTTGGTTTGGTACTAATGTGGCAAAGACTGGTGCTGCTTACGCTATTGATGCTGCTCTCAAGATGGAAGGCTACAATCCATCAAGCGAGGAATACTATTCCGAGTTAGATAAACGTGTAGTCGAAGCGTTTCCACAAGAAACGTCAAGACCTAGACAAACAGTAGCAGGTGTCTCTAAGACATCTTCCTCATCTAAGAAGGTTCGTATGAACCAGAGCCAGATCGCAATGGCTCGTAAATTAGGTGTGCCAATTGAAGAATATGCGAAGTTCGTGAGGACTGAATGACCAATAAAAATATAAAAAGCCATTCGACTAGGGCTGAATCTAGTCGCAAAATAGTCTATACGCCTCCTAATGATCTGGATGCTCCAAAACCAAAGGTAGATGGAATCAAATACCGATGGATTAGGGTAGCCACGGGTGGGGAGGATGATTCACAAAATGTATCCAGAAAGAAAAGAGAAGGATATGAATTTGTGCGGGCTGATGAACACCCAGAATTCGATGCACCTAAACATGAAACAGGAAAATACGCTGGAGTAATTGGTACGGGGGATCTCGTTCTTGCAAAAATTCCAATAGAAATGTCTGATGCGAAAAAGGAATACTTTCAGCAAAGGACAGGTAGACAGACTGAGTCTGTTGACCAGGATATTTTAAAGGAACAGCATCCATCTATGCCAGTTCATCAAAAGCGTAGTTCTTCGTCAACTGTAGGCAAACGACCAACAGAATTTGAAAAGGAATAAGTTTATTTGTTTTAGGTGTTTTTTAATAACTTAATACAATAGGAGAAGTATTATGGCAAACGTAGACGCAGCTTTTGGTGCGAAGCCGGTACGACATCTCACTGGAGGAGTTATTAGAGCAAACGAGTATAAAATAGTCAAAGAATACGCAGCAAATGTTTTTACTGGTGATTTAGTTAAACTTGCGGCTACTGGATACATCCAAGTAGCAGCAGCAGGAAATAGATTACTAGGCGTATTTGCAGGTTGTAAATATACCGCCTCTAATGGCGAAATAATCTTCAAGAGATACTGGCCCACTGGAACAGCAACACTAAGCGATGGCGATGTCACCGCTTATGTGTACGATGACCCTAATATTGTCTGGGCTATTCAATCTTCAGGTAGTGCTGATTTTGCCGACATCGGCAATTTAGCAGACCACGTTGCAGGTACAGGTAGTACCTCAACAGGTCAATCTGCCTTTGAGATTAATGGCACGACAGGAACGGGTACAGCAGGTTTGCGAATTCTCGGATTGTACAATGAACCAAAAAATGCCTATGGTACTAATGGTGTGTTGGAAGCAGTTATATGGGAACATGAACTGATCGGACATGACCAAAGTACGGCAGGCGTATAAGGTAAGGAGAAATAAATGGCTATATCAAGAAGCCAGCTCGTTAAAGAGTTGGAACCAGGTCTCCACGCCTTATTCGGTTTGGAGTACAAAAAATGGGAACGTGAACACGCTGAAATATTTTCGGAAGAAAGCTCAGACAGAGCCTTTGAAGAGGAAACTCTACTTACTGGCTTTGGAGCAGCACCAACTAAATCAGAGGGTGCTTCTATCGAATACGACACCGCTGCAGAGCAGTGGACTGCAAGATATGTGCATGAAACTATCGCCCTAGCATTCTCAGTTACTGAGGAAGCTGTGGAAGATAATCTTTATGACACATTATCAAAACGGTACACGGCAGCTCTAGCACGTTCAATGGCTTATACAAAGCAGGTAAAAGCAGCTAACGTCCTAAATAATGGATTTAGCTCTAGTTACCCTGGTGGCGATACGAAAGCATTGCTTACCACTGATCATCCAACAATTGAAGCTGGTGATCAAGCTAATGAGCCTTCAACAGCAGCAGACTTTTCTGAATCTTCACTGGAATCAGCGATTGTTTCAATCGGTGGTTTTGTGGATGACAGAAACGTCCCAGTTGCAGTTAATGCAAGAAAGTTAATTATTCCTAGGAATACAGCTTTCGCAGCACAGCGAATCCTAAAATCAGAACTTAGGGTTGGTACTGCTGACAATGACATCAACGCATCAAGATCAATGAACATCCTTCCACAAGGATATTCAGTAAATCACTATCTAACAGATACTGATGCTTGGTTCATTCTCACAGACCTAACTAACTCTGGTCTAAAAATGTTTCAAAGAAGACCTTTAAAAACTTCTATGGAACCGGATTTTGAAACAGGAAACATGCGTTTCAAGGCTTCTGAAAGATATTCTTTCGGATGGTCTGACTGGAGAGCTATCTTTGGCTCACCGGGAGCGTAGAGAGTACGAACTAGGGGGGATTAATTCCCCCCTTTTATTTTCTAGGATTAATCAATCATGCCAACTGACCTAGCAGACGATTGTAGAAGAGATGGTGTGATTTAACTACAAAGGATAAAATTATGGCTAAAACATCTTTTAGCGGCCCAGTAAGGTCGGAAAACGGATTTAAGTTAATTAGCAAGAATACTACTTCTGGTTTGATATCAGAAAGAACAGTCCACGACTTAGGAATCAAGGACACTAGACGATACTACTTGGAGGAGTATTTTGACCTTCTACCGGGTATTAATGGAGATTTGGCTTCAACTACTGAATCTACGAACACACCTGTAAGCAGGCAATTTGAAATATTAGGAAC